GTATATATGCTATATATAGACAAACGTAAAGTACGATGTCCAAGATGTGGATCAAGAACAATTCCATGTCAGAGCATCAATGAACAAGAATCATCATTCTGGCTCAAGTGCTCTAGACCACAGTGTAAAACCTACATTGATACCTACATACCAATGGACTTTCAACAAGACATTCATGCAGACTCTACTAGATATCAGCTTATAGCAGGAGGATATGGTTCATCAAAAACAACAACATTGTTTAAAGATGATGAGAAACATATACTTTTAGTACCAAAGGGCAGAACCCTAATGGGAGCTGACACATTACCACAGTTAGAGAATACTGCTAAGAAAGATTTTGAATCAGACTTTCCAAAGGACTTTGTTAAGAAGCAGTCTATTCAAAAGAATCAGCTTACATTTCACAATGGGCATGAGCTAATGTACCGACCTATGAATGACGAAGGTAATCTACGTTCATTGAACTTAACTAGATTCCATTTAGTCGAAGGTTCTGAAATTGACTTTGAAAACTTCACACAGCTTCAGACCAGATTAAGAAATACTAATGGAGTTAAGTATGAAGAGGACGAGGAAGGTAACATTATCTTCACCGAGGACGAGAATGGTAAACCTACACCTCTAGTAAAGTGCGATGTAAGAAAAGGAACTATTGAATCTAACCCAGACTCAGGTTGGATAAGAGATAAGTTCCTATTACAAAGTGGTATTATTATATCCTACGGTAATCTACCTATGTATGATATTGTGGACCCAGATGCTTATAGAGCTACATATATTATACCTACTGAAGCTAATTACCATTTACCACCTGGATTTAAACAAGAAATTTCCAAGAACAAACCAGATTGGTGGATCAGAAGATTCCTTGAAGGTAGCTTTGATTACGCAGAAGGTTTAGTATATCCTAATATTATTAGAACTGAACGACCTCATTCAGAGATTACATTAAGAGAAGGATTGGGTGTAAGATATGCAATAGGTATGGACTATGGCATTTCAGATAATACACATTTCGTATTCCTACATATTGATATGTCATCCAAGATTGTAACTGTTTATAAGGAGATAGTTCTTAATAACAGAAACATACATGATATATGCGTTGAGTACTTTAAGGAACTGGATAAGATTCCGAGAGGACAATTACTAACTCCAGTTATGGATGGACGAAGCTTTACCAAGAGAACCGACACTGAACGTGGCGTTATTAGAACCATAGGTCAGATGTTCTTGAATGAAGGTGCATATTTCAAACCTGCACAGATGGATTTAAATGCTAGAATTATGCACATGAATGAGTTCATAGAATCTGGTAAGCTAGTTATAGATAAGGACATGTGTCCTAATTTATGTAAAGAAATAAATGATTATAAATTCCCAGAGAAGACTCTAGAGAAACAAGGCGGAGCTAACATGGATAAGCCTATTGATAAACGTAACCATGGCGTTAACGCATTAGAGTTTATTATGATGGACATTCCATTAGAGTTAGACTTTGACAACTATCTTATTTATAATAATGGACAAGTTGTTAGAGATAGAATGCTACAACAAGAGACTAGAGCTAAAGCAGAAGGTATGTATAACCCTTATGCAGATATGGGTAATTCACATAGAAAATTAAGAAATACAAATATTAGAGATTTAGGAGATGAAGATTTATGGTAGAACTTGCAATTATTTTAAGTGTATCTATTGGGTGTGCAACTTTATTAGCTTGTTATATAATTCATACTGTTAATAAAAATAAGAGACATAACGCAGACCTTAGATTACAACGTGAAATCGAATTAAGTAAGATTCAAGGTAAGATTGATATTAGGAAAATGGAACTTGAGTATAATAAACCTAAGCCAGTAGAAGTCAAAGACCCTGATAAGAGAATGCCTGATAAGGCTTCTGAAGAAGAGTCTGGAGCATGGATGGATTTATTAGCAGATCCATTTAAATTATTTGATGAAGCAAAACAAACTAATGAGGAGGTGAAGTAGTATGGAATTAAAAGAAATTTTAGATGTATTTCATTATTTCGTCTCTGAAAAGGGAGAGTTTGATAGGGTTTGTAAACAGCTAGACGCATATGATTCAGGTAACTTCTGGTCTCATGTTAAGGCTAAGCTACCTAAACATCAGATGCTAGTTGATACAAACTATGTAAACTATGTTAAGCAAAATCAAGTTAACAGTATTTACTCAGGAGGATATATTGCAGATGTGGCTCCTAGAAGTGCTGAAGATGAAGACCTTGCAAGAAAGATTAATATGTTCCTAGAATTTGTATATGATGATGTTAATCTTAACTACTTCCAGTTACTTGCAGGAGAAAGAGCAGCCCTATTAAACGTAGGAGCAATTATGATTCAGTGGGATAGTAAAAATAGTAAAGTTGCACCTAGATTTATAGATACAGCATCTCTATACCTAGACCCAGCAGTTAGAGCTTATCAAGAAGGTAGTGCTTTATTTATTGCAGAAGTTGTTTCTAGAAGAGATTTATTTAGAACTAAACCAGAATATAAAGACAAGCTTACTGATAAGAATAAGCAATTAGGTCAAGCATCTGCTTCAAACTATGGTAAGAACTACCTAGGTTCTAAAACACCTACTTCTAATGATGATGTAATTTATTTACTAAATGCATTTATTAAAAATGAAAATGGTGGAATAGACCAGTACATAATTGGTAACGAGCATGTAATATTGGAATCAAAGGAAAATATTAAACCTAATTGTTTCCCTGTAGCTGTATTATATGCATTACCTCCAGTTAAAGATGTATATGGTTTCAATGTAACTAAACTAATATTAAGAAACTGTTTAGCACTTAACCTATTAGATTCAATTGGAATTACACATGTATATGCACAACAAAGACGTGCTACATTAATGAGAAGAGGTATTGGTATTAGTGTTGATTACTTATCTGCTAATATCAATAACCCAGACTCTACTATTCCAGTTGACGGCGATCCTACTAAAGCAGTACATCAGTTAGACCTACCAGACTTACCTAACTTCTTAGTTGAATACAGAGGTAAGCTAGAGGAATCAATATTCTTAATCTCAGGTATTGACCCTATTTATACTGGTAGACAAACTAATTCTGTTACTACTACTGGTGGAGTTGAGCGTATGCAGCAAAGATCAAGTCTTACAGACGCTACTAAAATTACAATGCTAGAACATTTCACTAAGCAATTAACTAAGATGATATTTGAATTCTATGTTGCATTTGGTGATAAGTATAATGTGTATAATAAGGCTAAACATGAAGATCTTAAAGAAGTTTATGAAGTTGACTTCAAGGCTTTCAGAGAAAAGAAGATTGACTTTGACTTTGTTATGAATGCATCTCCATACTTACCTAAGAATAGAGTTAGATATGCAGAATCAGCTACTATGATAATGCAAATGCAAATGCAGTATCAGATGAATCCACCTCTAATGACTCCAGAGGAATGGTTAAGTTATCAAGATTTCCCTCAAAAGGATATGATGATGCAACGTATGGAAGCACAGAGATTACAAGATGATACTCAAGAGATTACTGAGAATGTTGTAAACTTTAGTTCATTAATACAGCAAGGAGTTACTCCAGAAGGAGCTATACAGATGCTAGCTAATGAAAAAGCCATGATGCGAGAGAATCCTAAATTAGGAAATGTTGCAGCAGGGTCTGTACAATCTAAACAGCAGGGTGTATAATATTAATTGGGAATACCGTCATGTTATCCCTACCTATATTTACGTTTTTTGTTTTATTCATACTCCTTTATAATTGTACCACCTACCAAAGGTGGTACTTTTTTATTGACAATATTTTTTAGACCTATTATAATAATAATAGAAGGTTCCGTATACCTTAAATACGAGATTATAAAAATTGTAGGTTCGCCACCTACATGGGAAGGACAAAGGCAGATGCAAGAAGATAATAATGTTCAAAATGATTTAAGTTCAGCGTTTACAGCATTCCAACAGCGCCAAACTGGCACAGGGGAGCAAGGAAGTGCGCAACCAAGCGTAGAACCTGCAAAAGGAGCACAGCAACCAGAACCAAATCCACAAGAACAACCAAAACCAGAAGAACAAGCTAGTCAAGGGGATCCTAAAAATGACAACCCTACTAATCAAAGCTTTGCGAAAATGAGAGTGGAGAATAGTAATCTTAATAAGAAGATGAATGACATTAGTGCTGTTCTTAAAACAATGGGCTATGAAAATGTGGATGATTTCATAGCTAAAAAAGCTGAAGAAGAATTAAAACAATCAGCTCAAAAGAATAATGTTCCAGTAGATTTAGAAAAGCGTATTAGACAGCTCGAAGAGGAGAACAAACACTATCGTGAAGTCGAAGAGACTAATAAGTTGAATCGTCAAGTCGGAAGCTTAGTACAGAAGTATAATATTGACAAGGGTACGTTTGATAACTTTATTGCTTATATGCAAGCTAATGGTATTAATCCAATGTTATCAGGAGTTCCTCTAGAAACATACTTTATTCAGTTTAACCCTGATGCAGTTTTCCAAGCACGTTTAGCAGAAGAAAAAAAGAAGTGGGAAGCAGAATTTACAAAAGGTAAAGATGCACCTATTAGTACTCCTCAAGGTCAGCCAGCAGGCAATACACAATCTAATACTAATACTAAAGTAGACTGGAGAGCATTGGCTGAAAAATATAAGAGATAAGGGAGGATTTAAATTATGCCAGAATTTACACCACAAAACAACCTATCTGCATTATCTAGTAGATATGGTATCAACGCAATGGTTAACTACTTCAATAAGGAGTTAGGTAACAACATTAATAATTTAGTTATTCAAGATTTCTATAATAACTATTTACTAGACACTATTGAGTTAGCTGCTAGTCATTATATTTTCCAAGAGTATGCAAAGCCATACTATGTACCAGAAGGATATGCTTCTAAGAAGTTAAAGAGATTTGGTG